CTATGCCAGTCGTTGCGTCTTTCCTCGCTCCATGGTCTGCTCCAGATATCCTTTGCCAGTTCTTTCAGCTCCCAGCACTAGCTCGTCAGCTTCATCTGCGCACTCTGCCATATCAACTTTTCCTGCCTGGATTCGGTCATCCATTTATCGCTGTACTGCCACCAGAAGCGCGTTCCCTTTGCCTGACGACGACTTTCAACAGGAAGATGCGGATGTTCATTCTGGCGGGTTTTATCCATCACCTCCACCAGTTGTTTCGCCACATGAAAGTGATCGAAGTCTATTTGCTCAACCACATTGGGTAAGTGGATGCGCGTTGCCCTTATATAGCCTACATTCATGTCCATTGAGAGTGTTTTGATGACTAACAGCTGAGCTGTCGGTGAGCATGCGAAGATAACCGGCAAGACTCCCTGCACAGTGGTTGCAAAATGGCATCTGAATCGATCACAGTTAGGCATGCTTCCGATCATTGATTGGCATCCTGTCAGTCACTCCGGAAATTAACTCTTTTCACCACAGTTTTCGTCCATGACGATGACCTCTGGTGAATTAATACACCACTATCAAGTATTCAGCCACCATGTTATGAGTAACCCCATATAAATGCAGCATAGAAGAAGCTTTGTTAATTTTGAAATCCGGATTCCCAAAGAGATAATGACCTGAATATCCAAACAGCTTTGTAAATAATTGAAAGTTACCATAGTTCTTAAATAGAGAGATAACTTACCCTAAGATTCGTCGAGGGGTATAATAATATTTTACCAACATATTGACTTCCACTTAAAAATATCATAAAAAAGCCTCCCTTAAAGGGATTATGGAAATTCTATAGAAAATTACTTTCATTCAAAGGAAGAAAAAATGCCGACAATCCATCATTCTACTTCGTATACCACAGCTCCTCTATCAAAAATTAAAGAAATCAGAACATGGGACACAAACAAATACTTAATGAAACTATCAGAAACTAATAACGATATAGTTTTTAATGAGCAAACATCTGGAGTAAGCCAAAAACAATGTGCTTTTGATAAAAAAGCAAGAAATGAAAAACATTACAATTTAAATATTTATGATATATTTTTTCATCCACACAATGATATTGTAGAGGAAAACATAAACAGAATATTACAGCATCAATACTCACACAGCCCAACATTCAGAAGAATGGTTAACTATTCCATAGATAACCTATCGAATGCTGATATTAATAAATGCCAAATAGATATAGCAAATAATTATTCATATAATAAAAAAGAGGATGGCATAAGCGAAATGCTCATTGCTATTGATGAAAAAGGTAACCTTATTGAACCACAAAAGGAGTCATCAGAAGAAACTCTCCCACCAGAAAAAATACTACTAAACCTTTTTTTAAAACATATTATTAATCAAGATATGCTGAGTTATAATGATATTAACATATATACCAATATTATTTTTAAGGAATTAAATCCACTGGCAATGGCCCATCCTTTAAAGTCATTTCAGTATGCATCTGTAGGGACGGAGCACAAACTATTTGATAGTGAAAAATTAAATATACAGCCGGATAATATTGAACAAGTAATATCAAAGGGAAAAGCTCTTCAGAAAGATTTTTTTGATAGTTATATAGAAAATAAAGAAACCTTACCTATTATCACGCAATCAGATGGAGTTCACTATAAAAAAATCGCACTTAATGGACTATTACTTGCCTCAGGAATATTTAAACCATTAAACAACAACTACAAACCACAGAGCGGTCATGGAAATTTATTTGATGAAATTCATATCAGGCACTCAAGGTCTCTTCCAGAAGAACATGCGGCACCAGCTGAAAAATTAGGTGTTCTTATTGCAAAAAAACTTGAAGAATCAATAGTACCAAAATTCATACCATTTTACAACATTTTAACAAAACTAGAACAAGAACAAGAGCAAGAACATTACATTAGGGGATATCATGAATTACTTACTTTTTCTCAAACAGGAATATGGAATCGCAATGGCAGAGGTGCGGCAAGAGATTACATACTTGAATTAATAAAGAATCATTATTACAGATTTGAAATAGGAAGTGATAATAGAAAACCCATTTTTTTTAGAGATTTCATAAAAAATAACCGAGAGCATGAGTTCAATATTTATGAAACACTTGCGCGAGATATAATTGTACACCCCCTGCCATTTCATTTAGACTATGCCCCTCCCAAAAAAGGCGAGCTAGTTATAACACAACCAGAAAATCATTATATGCAAACTGTGAGGCATAAGCTTTCACACACTGCACCACTACTTTTTGATGATCTATACGGTAAAGAATCCATATTTTTAACACTAGAATTAAATAGTTTTAAATCAAATAAAAAGCCAAACAAAAGAGATTTTGAACATATATTTAAATGTGCGCAATTAGTAATCCATCACTTATCAAAAGATGGCGGAGACAAAATACTGTGCTCCACTAATGGAGTTAAACATCATCGCCTCATATTAAGTGAGATTGTAGCGCAGTGCGAACATTACCAGAGGCACTTTAATAATAATGTAGTAAACCACATATCAAAAAAAATAATAAAAAACAATGAATTGTCGCCACACTTAAAATCAGTGATATCAAGTTTAGATAGAAATTATTTCAATCCATGGCTAATGAAATTAGCTGTGGAAAAACAGTTATCATGGGCAGAAGCACACTATAAAGCACAAAATCATATTGAGAATCATATTCAGGATTGTGAATTACTGGGCCTAATGGATGTAAACAAAATGCTTAGAGATACTATTACAGGTTTTGTCCATCAGATTAGTGAAATAACGGAATCTAGTTGGATGTCATCAGAAGAACAACATGCAAAAAAAATTCAGGCTCTCGAGGTGTTCAAAACAAAGATATCATCTATGAATGGAGGTCAAGAGTTTGTTTATGGTTTTAATAAAGTTATCCAAGAAGGGCTTGGGGGACTAATCGAGTTAAGTTTTGATATTGACGATACCAGACATCATCGTACATCATCTTCGCTTAGTCCCGCATCAAGAAGTGGCCTTCATCTATTAGGCACTATCTGGAATATAGTTATGAGTGCAGTACCAGGATTTAATGCATTAGCAGGAACCAGCAGTATACTTAATCATGCAGTTGTTGAAAAATCTACGGATGTATGTAGCTATATGCAGGATGTAATACGTATTGGCATGGAAGCAATTCCAGCAGCCGAATCTAAATTCACACAAAGATCCTCAAATGCCAAATACACAGGCCTTCGTTTTGCCGAGGAAAAAATAAATAAAAATATAATTAATGAACCTCAGCAACGTGGCTCATCTTATAGAGTGATAGAATCGATAGAAAACACTGATTTTATTTATCAAAAAAGCACAAAAAAAATATTGGAATTAGCAAGTATGGAAGGTAATGAACTTTATAGTGCCACTGGATTTAATAAAGAAAACTATGGATACTACAAACGTTCTGGTGAGGGTTTTTATAGAAAACAACACTCATACCAACCTTTATCCAATGAGATGCCAAACAAAATAAAATACAATAATAGAGAGTTAGAATTAACAAAAGAATCAAACTCTAACATTTACTCAGGTACATTTACCGATAACGGTAAAAATTCATTAGTAAAGTTTTATAAAGACTCTGATGGTAACTTTTATCAAGCTGACGGATTAAAAGGAGGTGGACTTATTCGACATACGGATAAGCCATATTCAGAACTGAAAGAAGGCGATATAGGATATGATGAGGAGCTTCTCGATATTACTGATGACTCACCTGAGTTAGAGGAAACGTTGCCTGCGATATCAGAGGACTTATATCCTAGCGAAGAAGAAAATGTACAAAACATCTACAAAAAATTCAAAAACGGTGATCATGATGCAGGAATGACAGAGGTAACATTATGCCGAGGAACTATTGCCTCTCAGGCTGAAAACATTGTTTCTTATAGTACCGCAGGGGGAGCCGAGATTGCAAACCCAAATGTAAGTCCTGTTTCTGAAGATATTGCAAAACTGCAAATAAAAAGTGGTAGAATTGAACCAGAATACACAACAGATATTAGCGTTGCTGACCGATTTAGCCGTGGACATCACTTAGTTATCGTCAAAGCAAAAGTTAAATATCTTACAAGAGGCAGTATCAGTGAAAGCGGTTGGATCATTCCCAAAAATGCCCCCGTAGAACCAGTAGGATTAATTGACAGGACATTTGGCCAATCAGAAAACATACAGCAAGCGAATGCATCAAAATAATATACATGCATTAGCCGTATTGTCTTAGATTGGTTCAAACACAGAGTAACGTCAAGCACCTTTCACGTATAATCTTAGTATATCAGCCACAGACAACATCTGATATTTTAAATGTCTGTGGCGTTTTGATATAGATTACTGATGTAAAATATTACTTTATAGAAAAATATATTAACTTTATTTTATAACAAAGTTTCCTTTGGTTTGATCATAAATACATTGTTCTTGACTTACAATCATTGATGACGTTATTGGTTCTCGTGTTAGCGGGTGCTTCCCACCGTCGCGAACCAAATGAGAAAAAGAAACCGAATCAAATAAGGTACAAACCAAAGAACCTTCTGAATTTTTAACAAACACACCTTCTTCTGGTTTATCCAGTATAATTGGGCATCGAACCGCCTCGGATGGACACTGAAGGCTCTCCGTATTAACAGAAAACTTACATTGTGATATTTTCCCCTCAATATCACCATGTGATTGTGTGTTACCTGAACCTGAAACCATTCTTAACATTATATCCCTGAGCGCTTCAGGACCACCATTAAGCCCTGTAAGTAATAATCCAGAAAGCAAACTGTTATTGCCCCCACTCGCCAGAAAGCGACCATCCGTTTCACTATATGTGATACGGACCGTCTGCCCGCCTACTGTAATTTCTCCACCGCCACTGGCGAGCATTTGAGCACGAAGAACCTGCATTCCGGTGGAAAATGAATTGGATGCAATAGCTGATGTTAACGGCATGACAAAACTCCCTATTTAAATATTCATTCCAAACACAGGGAGTCATAACAAACAGCCCCCATACATGACAACAAAAACCGGAGCCGGACTCCGGTTTTGTGAAGCTGTCGGGTTACTTCATCCCGCCAATATTTTCCCACGTCCCGTCAGCACGCAGGATTTGCAGCGGTCTTACCACGCACTGTATCTGCTTTTTATCCGCATCCAGTATCACCACCTGCGTGATTAATCAGAATTTATAGCCGATACCCACGATGAAGCCGTCAGTGCGCCAGTCGCCACTGGCGGAACCTTCATAAGCAAGGTCAATAACCACCGTCTCTACGGGACTGAACTGAATCCCGGCATTCCAGGCCGGCGACAGATGACGCGCAGTATGGCCATCACTGGCGGTGGTGGTCTCCTTCACATACCCCGGTTTCACTTCATCACGCCGGTAATCCTGAACACTGTCAGACCAGCGGGTGTACGCCATCCCGGCCATGCCATAGAGACTGACCCGCTCACTGAGCTGCCAGACAGGGCCGGCCATCAGACTGACATAACGACCGCGCAGGCTTTCATAATGGAAGGTATTTTCACCCGTCTTCATCGTGTCACTTTTCTTCACCGATGCATAACTCAGCGCGACAATGCCGCCCAGGTGATCCGTGAACTCATAACGGTATTTCACATTAATCCCTTTTAAATCACCTGCACGCGCACCGGTACCGGACAATGCCGGTACGCCGCCCGGGTGAACCTGAGCATATCCCACGGAAAATGCACCGTGTCCGCTTTCAGCCTGTGCAGGAAAGGCAATTCCTGCCAGCAGGGTAGTAAACAATAATATCGTTGCGTATAAATGCCGCATGATTACCTCTTTGTTTTCAGTCAATAAAAAAGGCACCTCCTGAGGTGCCCGTCCGGGTTAATAAACCGTCAGCTGATACTGATCCCTGCCGTGGATTTTTTCATGACCACAACCAGTAAATCACTGATGTACGTTGTCGGCGTCCAGTTGTTCGCACCGGCCGACGACACATTAAACGTCAGGGTGACATGACCCCGCCCTGCCGGCATATCTATCACCGCGCTGATGCTTCTCTTCTGCCACCCGGGCAAACAGGGCCTGTAATTTCAGATAATCGCTTTCGTTCGGCAGCTGCCACTGACTGGCACTGAACCAGTGCGACACCATGTTTTTCTTTCCTGTGGCATCTGCAATCTGTTTTGCCGTTATCCCCAGGGCAGCGCGCGCATCACGAAAGTAAGCAATCAGCGGGGCCATCACATGCTGTTTCAGTGCCCTGCCCTTCGCCTCACAGCCATCATCTTTCGGGCGATACGGCCCCTGATAATGTTCCGCGAACAGAATGCGCTCTGTGGCCGGAAAATGCGCCCGCAGGCTTTCCTTGTTACACCCGTTCCAGCGTCCGGACGGCTTTGCCCAGATGATATGGTTCAGCACGTTAAACCGCTCACGCATCATGATTTCGGTGTCAGATGCCAGGCGATGCCCACAGAACAGGTATAGACTTCCTGCAGGTTTCAGCACCCGCCAGAACTGCGCAAGACAGTGGTCCAGCCACTTAAGGTAATCTTCGTCCCCTTTCCACTGATTGTCCCAGCCGTTGGGTTTCACCTTGAAGTACGGCGGATCGGTAACAATCAGGTCAATGGAATCATCAGGCAGGGACTGAATAAAATGCAGGCAATCAGCGTTGATTAAATCAACACTGTTTATTTTTACAGTATTTTTCATGGATCAGTAAGCGTAACTCTGGTAGGCTCACTCTGCTTTTGCGCTAAAGCAGTGGGCCATGGTTCGCTTGTGACCAGTAAGCATGAGCGAATGGCTGGCAGGTGCTACCAACACCCACCAGCCGCCCATTTTCACAGCAGGAAACCGCCATTACTGGCAGCGTCTGAATTTATTCCCGTACCCGCCGTTATCCTTCGCCAGACCCGCCAGAACTAACTGAGTCAGTATTAACTGGCACCGGGCTTCGCTTACTCCTGTAGTTCTCGTCATCATGCGTGGCGTTACCCACTTGTCAGCAGGTAAGAAATGAAGGACTGCGGCGGCGGTTTCTGTCATATCTTGCTGTTTTAGCATGTCTTTTTCCCTTCTGGTTGACATGACATACCAATAACTCTTGTCGAAAAAGCCAGCAAGCTGAAAGACAGGTATTCACCGCCACCAGCGTGTTTACTGTACTGCACCAGGTTTACAGGTACAAAAAAACCGCTCGACGGCGGGTTTAAGCTGTGTGGCGAAGTAACCACTCTTAACACAGTAACGCAATTTTTGCGGACCGCGATAATGTTTTTTATACCCAAAAAAGGTATTTTATGGAAAAAAGTCAAGACATAGCGAGCAAAGAGTGACTAAAACAACTTCTTTTCAGATCTTCTACGATGCAGAGGATAACGAATTAGCACAGCATAAAATTGATGCCAAAACATTAAGCATCTCCATAGGTTCGATGGCAGATTTAATATCAGCAGCTGATAAAAGACTTAATGACGGTCAACAAACCGTTAAGTTAATGGTTACTAATCCAGCAGAAGCGGGATCACTCGGCGTATCCTATACGATGATGGAGCTTGTTCCTCATGCCGTCGACGTCGCAAAAGTGATTGGCCTAACAGGGATAGCCGGGGCTGCTATTGGAGCTCCAGCATTATCACTAATCCGCCAACTGGGCAGCAAGAAAGTAATTTCGGTAACAAAACGGGCAGGAACAGAAGAATCTGTTCTTGAACTTGAAGGGGAAGAAATTGTTTGCCATGACTCAGTGGCTAAGTTAGTAACAGATCCTGAAGTCCGTGATGCCCTTGTGAATGTAGTTCGTGCACCATTAGACGGCAAACAAGGTGCAGTATTTAAGGTGCTAAATGATGAAGGCGAAGAAGTCGTTCGTCTTGAAGGAAGTGAAACTGAAGAGATCAAACCGCTGCCTAGAGGTACACTACTTGAAAAAGAAGAGTCTGTAGAAGAAGTCAATGTTAGATTCGTACAGATCAACTTCGAGGGTACAAAGGGTTGGAGAATCGATTATTTAGGCGAGGAGCATGCTGTTACATTTGAAGATCAGTTGTTTATACACCAAGTTCAAAATGGAATCATCAGTTTTACAAAAGAAGATTTGTTTGTTGTTGAGCTAAAAACTATAAAAACTTTCACTGCGCGAAATGCCACAACCAAGTATGCTATAACCAAAGTAAAACGAAAACGCCCTGCTGAGGCTTGACAAAAGTGACACTGAACATGCAGATAGCACAACTGATCTTCTGGATTGGGGTGATAATGATCATCCCTGCCTTTAGTCGTTTTTGCTATTCAGCGTCAGCCTTGCTTTGGCGTCGACTATTCCCTACAAAAGTCTTCGAATTCCGATATCACGATGAAGAATCCGGAGTGACTAAGACGCTAGTAATAAAAGTTCCAAGTAAAAAGGGAAAAATGCTAACAACCCTCATTGAAGAGGCAATTGCGGAGAATTCAAAACGAAAATGAATTCTCAAACTAAAGGTCTAAGTACAGGAAAAGCTACCCTTTCAACTGGTGGCTGGGGAGCAATTCTAAGTGTTCTTGTTAGCGCGATTTTAACCGACCCTAATAGCGTGTGGCGAACTGTAGCCTACGCATTGGTACCGGGTGTTGCGGCAACTTTAACTTACGTCATGAATTGGTTTATTTCGAGGCATGGTTTCGAATCTCCAGAGGACGCAGCCAAAAGAGCAAAATGCAAGCGTGATTTGGCTGAGATTGAGAAGCAGTTACGATCTGACCACTTAAGTCCTGAAATAAAATCAACATTGATGCAGGCTAAAGCAAGAACAATCGAAATTTTGGTATCAATCGGAAGGGAATCTATACTCGAAACATCTGCGCGTAACATTACACCATCAGAAACTGCCGATCCGCAAAGCTGAGCGGCAGTTTCTATTCTGGTAGTCTATTGGTCCATTTCCAGACAAAGATCAAGCATTGAGAGACAGCCTTCAACAAAACCCTCAGCCATCTGTATCTCAATGCGTATTAGTTTCTCATCCTTTTTACGAGCTTTGGCGAGCTTTCTTTTAGAGATACCGTATAGGTAATGGGCAACAAGAAGCGAGTGTTCTTCAGGTCTTTTTTGCTTTAGACGAGCAAGACAACCTTCAATAATTAATGCATCACTATCTGAACAAGCCTGACGTGTTTTGCTTGTATAGGGAAGAAGCCCTTTAAACCCAGCAGCTATAGGCGAATAGTCTACCCCAGAACTATCACTCGCCGCCCATGCACCCCAACGATCCAGAACCATCTGAATATCACGCATAAACTTTATCCACAAAATCAGGCCAGCACGCCAGTTGCCAGCGCGCGATCGATAAAACGAAATATCAGCTCCAGCTGGGAGCCATACTTCTCTTCAAATGCCACGGTATCCGCATGCAGCTCGTCGTGATGCTTTCTGCACAAAGGCAACACAAAGAGGTCATGCGCTTTTGTACCCATTCCCCCCTGACCGTGGCCTATCAGGTGGTGGGGATCATCAGCAGGCTTTCCACAACATGCGCACGGCTGTGTCTTAACCCAGCGCGTGTACTTTTCATTAACCCAGCGGCGACGTTTTGGGCGTAACATAAAAGACTCCGGCGACTCCGGATCCACTTTCAGCGCCAGCACCTTTTTCGCCTTATCCTGGATGATGCTGGTGGCAGGAACCGAAGGCACAAGGTCACTTTCCCGGGTGACAGACGGCACAACAGGATTCGGTAATCTCAGTGCCTTACGGGCTGCGCTTTCCGGTAAGGCATCCGCCAGATTATTACGAACCAGCCACCAGCACAGTTCCGGCATTGTCACAACGTGACTGTCATCAAAACCGAGATCCCGACGCACAACAGACAACACCCAGCGGGCACAGTTATCCGTTGCCATTGATTCCAGCCGTTCCGTGAACTGATCGCGCAGCTGGTTATCGCAGTGCCAGCACAGACGGATTGCGCCCGGCGCGTGTCGCATTGTGGTCATGTTCTCGCTGTGCCAGTCGGAATGAAGCCACTGGCAGCCTTTTTCACGAAGTAACCAGCTTTCAAGACATTCCACGCCACCAGCACGACGGATCACTGCCTCATTGCGGAACACGGCCCGAACGGCAGGATCATCCGCCAGCGGTTGTGATGCCGCCGGAACGGCACCACTGGCGAAAGATGAATAACGTTCCGGCTCAGGCTCCAGCAGGACACGCCCCTGCATAAACAGGGGCATCAGCTCTGAACCGGGTCTGAACAATACAATCCCCATTCGCGGGGCAATTTCAGGAGTCAACAATGCTCTCACGGTCACCTCAGCGAACGATATTGCATGAACACAGGAGAAAAAATTCAGCCATCACGCAGTAAACTCCTTCACCAGAGTTTCAAACTGGCTTACCTTGCCTTCCAGTTCCGCCACGCAATCCACCAGCTCATCCACCGCCTTTTGTGTGCGGTGTTTTGCCTGCAGCAGATCACGAAGCGCCGGAGTAAGCTGCTTGCGGAGCGTATCCTTTGCCACGCTCATTTTTTCCATCTGTTCAGCACAACGAAGCATCTCCTGCGCCTGGCGACGAAGTTGTTCCGGTGAAACAGTGGCTGTTCTGTTATTCAAAATAAACGCTCCGCTTTACTGCCCGACATGCGGTTATTGCTGTATCTGCGCGGATTGCCCGGCGTCATGGGTGTGGAAAGAACCCGGGCACTCTCCTGGTCCACAGGCAGAAAATGTCCGTTATGAAAACGCCGGTAAATGGTCCCGAGCGTGCCATTACGCTGTTTCGTGATGTTGATTTCTGCTATGCCTCTCGCCTGTGTATCCGGGTTATACACCTCATCCCTGTAAAGCATCAGAATGATGTCGGCATCAGCCTCGATTTCCCCGGAGTTTTTCAGGTCTGAGTTCATGGGACGTTTATTGGGTCTGGATTCCACGCCGCGGGAGAGCTGGCTCAGAGCAATCAGCGGAAAACCGCCGGATTTTGCCAGGCTTTTAAGTCCCTTTGAGATTTCCCCCACCGCAAGGTCGTGACGCCCCGTGCTGCGGGTTTTAATCAGGCCGAGGTAATCGACCACCACCAGCGCCGTTTCCGGATGCTTCATCCGGTGGTACCTCGTGGTTGCACATATCTCATCAATGGTCAGATTTGCCTGGTCCACCATCCAGATATTACGCCCCGTCATTCGTCCCACGCCCTGTGAGAAACGCGCCCAGTCTTCATCTTCAAAACGGGCAACAGACTTAAGACGGGATACCGGCATTCCCCCTGCTGCAGACACCATACGTTCACCAATCTGGATGTTCGCCATCTCCATGGTGAACAGAAGCACGCCATGCCCCTGCTCAGTCACCTTGTCGATGATGTCCAGCGCAAGTTCTGTTTTCCCCATCGAAGGACGGGCGGCAATGAATACCAGGTCTCCGGGCTCCATACCGCCCGTTTTTGCGTCCAGTTCATCAATACCGGTCATCAGCGCCCTGGATTTCTCCAGTCCCTGATTCCGGCATTCAACACGGCCCACCACTTCCGGAAGGACATCATCAATGTGAACCGGCTGAATGACGCCCTTTCCGGTCGACAGTGAGGCCATCATGTTCTGCGCATCCTTCAGGGCATCTTCTGCCGCTTCGCAGGTATGTGCATCACGTAAATTCTGTAATGCTTCAGTCAGTGTTTTTTCTGCATCGCGCAGTGCGGCATTGCGTCGCAGCGCTGCAACATAGTGCTCCAGTGAAGACTTCACCCAGGTTTTGCGCCCGGTGTCGGTAATCACCGGGGCAAGTTCCGGCATCTCATTGCACAGCAGCACGGGGTCAATGACGCCGGATACGCGGGCCTGTCTGCAAATCCCCGCGTAAATATCCCGGTACTGACGCACGAAAAATACATCCGCCGGAAGCGTGGCCAGAATATCCATCACTTCCGGATCAGCCCCACGCAGAAAAAACGCGCCAATCACCGCACCTTCCAGGTCATCATTACGCCACACCGGATTTGTTGGGTTTGTCATGCTGCCACACCTCTGATATGCGCACGGTAGCTTTCCCAACCAAACACCAGGCAGTTACGCCCACCATCAGTAACGCGATCCACAATCCGTTCACCAATGGATTCCTTAAGCTGTTCAAAAGTCAGGTTGCTGATCAAAATTGTCGGTAAAACGCTTTCGTAACGCGCATTTATGATTTCCTGCAGGATGGTTATCTCCGCAGGCGTACCGAACTGCACACCAACCTCATCGATAATAAGCAGGTCCAGCGATACAAAATGGTCAATAACTTCATCTTCAGTGCGCTCAGAATTGTGACGCCAGGTATTTTTCACAGCGCGGGTCAGTCGCATAACATCAGTAATTTCGACGGTCGCCAGGTGGTGGCGAATAATATTTTTTGCCATTGATACAGCCAGGTGATTTTTCCCGGTACCGCAATTGCCAATCATGATCATGCTGGTGCCTGCAGCGAGACATTTTTTCCAGGAAGCGGCGTAGCGCTGACAGGCTTCAAGGTTTTTCTGTGCGTCAGTATTCACCGCCTGATAATTATCAAACTCACAATCCTGGAACCGGCGGGCAATAGCGGCCAGATCGAGTAATTCACGAACCTTCAGGGCGCGTAATTCGTCATACACGCAGTCCAGCTCCTCACTGAGGCAGGAAAGGCAACCGGACACCCGTTTGACAGCTTTCCCTCTTACATCCGGGCCTGTCAGCACATAGCGTGTGTATTTTCCGTGTTTCCCGCAGGACACCGTCTCAGTGCTTTGCACCCAATGCTCACAGCGCCACGGACGCTTTCCGCCACGGACAAATGCCAGCTCCTCTTCCAGGTCTGCCTTGCGGTTAAGTAACTGCGCTTTGTCGTGTTGCATGTATTGTTTGTTCAGGAAATTAGTCATTTTCACACCCCACAAAATCACCAGTTGAAGTTCGTTGAGCCGTAGTCCTGTTCACTGAATCCCGAGATCGGGAGGCTTTTGCCCCGCCCACCTCCGGGAGCTGCTGACTGTTGCCAGGATTCGTCAAAGTGCCGATCGGGGCCAAAGAACGTCGATGCCTGCTTCACGAACTGGGTGCCGGTATTTCCTGAGACACGCACCCAGGCGGCATAGCGTTTCACACCGTTGAGCATGGTTTCGGGTGTCACACCTTCCCTGATACGGGCTTTCCAGGCTTTGAAGGCTGCTGACTTGGAATTACCACCAGCACGTTTGGGATATTCCTGCCAGGCCTGTTCAAATTCCGGTGAATATTCCTGTCGGGCAGAACGTGCTGGTGCAGACGCGTCAGCGGATGCGCCAATAGTGTTTTTACTCTCTGTAGTATTCTCTGAAGTAATCTCTGTTGTATTCTCTGTAAGATCGAAATTGGTTTTCCCTTCTCCGCGGCGAGGGGTTTCCCGTGTCCGCGGTGAAGGCTTTCCCTCCTCCGCGAAATCGGGTTTTACAGTTTCCCGAAAACGGGTTTCCCCATTTCGGGAAAAGTGATTGTTTTCATTGATAATTTCATTAAGACGCTCACAATCTATACGGTAGAACATTTTGTGCTCAAGACGCTTGTTGGTTTCAACCAAAATGCCTCTGGACACAAGATGCTTACGCGCTACAGCCTGTTGTTCAAATGTAAGTCCGGTTTCGTGTTGTATCTCTTCACGCGTTTTATGTACGCCTTCCGCTGCATGTGCTTTATCCTGCCAGTAGAAAATCTGACCAAAGAAAATAACAGCGTGCGGACTTCCCATGTATTTAACGAGCCCAGGGTAATAAGCAACCGGATGCCCAAAATCGAGCAGAAGATCAGACGGACGCATAGCCACCTCCCAGGCGCTTAAACATTTTCCCGGACTGAAAAGCCACCAGCGGATAACTCAGGGTATGAGTACGTCCCTGAACCTGGCAGACAACCTTCTGGCTTTCTGTATTGACCAGGCAAACCCGCAGAACGTGACCGTTGCTGGTGGCGAACCACTGCCCCACACGGGGGCAACGGTTGTATCGGTGATACAGGGAATTAACGATGTAGCGGATCATGGACGCACCTCCGCCGTAGTTACGTATTTAACCGGGCTACCTTTCATTGAGATGGTTTCACACATCTCTGCCGCTTTCAGTTCCGCCGTTTTTCTGGATTTATAGCGACGGTGCCAGACAGATACATCCGTGCGAACTGATACATCGTTTCTGTATTCCGTAGTGGAGATGATGATTTCGTAACTAATCATGGGCGTACCTCCCATTGATTACGGCGAAAAGCAGTGTGATTCAGGCTGGTTTCAGCCTCATGGAATGCTCCAATGCAGCTCTCGTAGTACCGCATTGTGCGTAGACTTAACCCAAGCTGAAGCATCATCAGGCCATCAAGGGTGATGTAATAACCACGCAGGGAGTCACCATAGATGTGGTAAGTACCCGGTATGAAGTTGCGGGTAAAAAATTCGCGCGAGCAGTTCAGATACTCGATTTTGTCGACGATGTTCTGGTGCATGCGCTTAAAGTGGCAGGCAACATGCAGGGAGAAAATAACAGCTTTGCCGTTGACGACTTCGATTTTGAGGAATGGGGAAGTTGGGACTGTAGCCATGATGGCAGCCTCCTTGATCGGTGAAAAACTTCCACCACCGGAGCTGCGAAACTCATGGGTGGTGAACTGAACAGGGTTCGCAGTACCGGCGATCAAGGAAACCGGCGAGCCTTTCGGCTCCCCTGCCCAGCCCACCATAATTCTGGCGTGCGTGAGCGCAGACGATAAAAAAGACGCTGGCGCGTCGTATATCGCCTTGATCAATTCCGGGCTGCGACCCCCGGCACCCGCTTTATAAGGTGCAGAGACAGTGTAACGTCCCGAAATTGCAGAATCAATATTTGGTCTTGAAATGATCATATAGCTGCTGATATCTTTAGAACTGTTCTTGGATGTTTCGGAGCCGTTTTATGCGAAACAGCTCCCCGTTATTGATGTTGAGTGAGCCGGGTTACTCCCGGCTTTTTTTCACCGCTGCCAACCAATAACCTGAAATAACCCCATTTTCGGGTGATACCAGCGAGTCCCTCGCGGTTCTGCTTCCTCCATAACCCGATAAAAAGCAGCCATAAAAGGTTCCACGGCAACAATTGCGCGACGTGACAACAATCCGTCCGGCGTCATGAACTCATGGGTGTCTGTAGGAATTTGATAATCGTTCACCAGATTGCGGCATTTCGCATCTGACATACCTGTTTTCGCCACCAGCTGACGGTATCCTGCATAACCATCGCGTATGGTGCCTCTTTTGATTTGTTCGACAGTTTCGGCAACGTGGCTAACTTTTTCTTCCATCTTGTCGAGGCGTTTTTGCTGACGAACTGCTTCAAGAGCCATCGCGGCAACCATTTCGATTTCGCTCATTGGTTTGCGCACCTGCTCTTCCAGTTCGCGCCAACGATCTACCAGGCGAGCAGTGAATTCAGGACAGAGCTGTGCGACGACAATGATACTGTCGCGCTTACCTTGTTCTCCTTCAAACAGGTAATGCTCATATTGAACTTTAAAACCTAAGTTATTGATTTTCTCGGAAACAGCCATTGGCGGTTTCCGGATGATGTTTTTAGCAACCAGGCGTTCGATACTACGTTTAACATCTGAGTGCTGACTACCCACCAGCTCTGCGATCTCAACGCTGGTCATGGATGCTTTATCGTTAAAAATTGCGGTGTTCACTGTTTATCTCCTTCGCACACTCCATCTTCTGTGTGCGCTAAGCTTGGGTGTGGGAAAAGTTTTGGCTTATCTGGCCTAAGCTCATGAGCGGGAATCCCTGTTACGGCAGAAACGTCTGGAACATGCTCCACCCCTACAAGTCCAATCTTTCTCCATCGGGAAACAGATGGCTGTTTGACCCCAACGGCGCGAGCTAATGCATTTACGCCCCCTGCAATATCTATTGCTTTCTCAATCGCTGATTTCATAAAACACACCTAACAATTGCTTTTTCTATCAAAAAATAATAGCAACACCTATTCCACCATGCAATAGACACACTTATAGAACGCATCTACAATGTAATAGCGGAGGCTATATTTATGTCGAAATCACAAATGAGCATGTTGAGAACCCTTGCAGATAGGCTCAACTTTGCAATGTACGAAATGGGAATGAGCCAAGCTCAGTTGGCTAAGGCAGCAAACATGGCTCAACCGACCATTTGGCGAATAGCATCGGGGAATGCAAGAGGAACAACGAAAATTGTCGATCTCGCTAATGCTCTCGGTGTTACACCGGAATGGTTAAGTTCTGGTGTAGGTTCTATGAGGGCAGAGAACAAGAAACCATCTATTCCACCAAAATCCGAATGGGGGAAGATAGAGTCGTGGGATGAGCACACGCCTCTAAGTGATGATGAGGTTGAAGTCCCTTTTCTTAAAGATATTGAGTTTGCGTGTGGTACTGGGAAAGTGATTAGCGAAGATCATAATGGATTAAAACTTAGGTTTTCAAAAGCTACCCTTCGTCGGATCGGCGCAAACTCTGACGGAAGTGGAGTGCTATGTTTTCCGGCGACTGGTAACAGTATGGAGCCTATAATCCCTGATGGAACGACCGTAGCTATTGACACCAACAACAAAAGAATTGTCGATGGTAAGTTGTATGCTATTGGACAAGATGATGGTTGTGGCGGACAACTAAAGCGCATTAAACAACTACACAGAAGACCAGGTGGAAAATTGATTATCCGCAGTTACAACAGTGACGAATACCCAGATGAAGAAACCAGTATTGATAAGGTTGATATTATCGGGCGTTTATTCTGGTACTCAGTTTTGCTTTGAATCAAAAAGGAAATATTTTTTATTAAATATCAATAAGGTAACAAAAATCACCCAAAAAAAAATAGAACTTGCTATTGCCATAATTTATAGCAGGTTCTATTATGCTCTCATTCCAAATAGATGGAGTTAATGAGATGAGGGCAAAACCGACTCTGACTTTTAATGGCTTTTCCATGCACCCACTGGATGCGCTAAAAAATACCGCCGTTCTTTTTGAAGCTGGATATTTATTAGCTACATCAAATAACCATGAATACTGTGAAATTGGCGATACCATAGTTGCTTTGGCCACTGATTACGCCTTCGAAGTAAAAAACGCAATTTTTTATTCAAGACAAGATATTGCTCCTGAAAAACAGCCTGAATACATGGTTAACCTTAGCACCCAACGTGAAGCCTGCGGTTTGACGACCACCGAACTGGCCAGACTGCTCGATCTTGACGAAGAGATTATCCTGCAATGGGAGAGTGGAGAATACGAACCAACCATCAGCATGCTAATCCCCATGGCAAATGTCCTGGGATGCGATCCTCTTTCTCTGCTGAGTGAAAAAAATAGCGCTGCTGCTGTTACCGTAAATCAGCCAGACATCCAGGAGGAAAGCATTGGCACACGTATAGAAGCCGCACGTAAAAAAGTTGGACTGACAGAAGCAGACCTGGCACGCATGATTCACACCTACAACGACCCCATAAACGACTGGGAGTGCGGTATCTGCGAAGTCCCCGCAAGCCAGATCATTCCACTGGCTAATGCGCTTGGTTGCGATCCGATGTGGCTGTTAACTGGTGGGCCTATTGCCCGGGCTTCATAAGATACCATGGGGCAATAACATCGCCGCGCTTTTCTACAAGCTGAGAGCGAATTTCACGAAGTTCTTCAACTGAGGAGCCGAAAGCCAGAGTGACATAATCGCCACTTCTGCCATCAAGATACATACGGACATTTCTCTCAACCATTGCGGAAACAGTCTCAATATGAAAACACTTCTGAGACTCACTATATAACAGAACATACATGTCAGCTGAGGAAGCCATGAAAAAGTTCGAAAACATAACTGTTCTCCATGTTGATAACTTTGGTTATACAAACCAGGAACTTCTCCCGGAGGTTGTAAAGGCAATAGATGTTGCCGATATAGTGATTAGAGGAAAGAGAATTGTCAAAAACAGGCTCGCATGCACTTCAGGAGCAATGACAGAAACAACCTCACAGCAAGATAATTACGAAGGCATTTGTCTGGAGCCTGATTCATTTGCGGTAAATGTTTATCATTTATTGCATGCAACACAGGTATTACATATGTCCAGTAATCACGAAACAAAAGTACTTGGCAGCGAAATTCTGAATTTTGCATGTGAATATGCAAAAGCTGCTGCCGAAAAAGAATTAGCGCAATAACAATAAATATTCCCTGAATGTTTATTACGGTTTTATCGCCGGGGATTGTTGCAACCTTTATTCGCAGGAGATTATGTTATGACCTTCCTGAAACATAAGGCATCGTATAAAACTGCCTGCCTCATTGCACAACATGGAGATTCTTATCTTCATATAGCCAACCTGTATTTGCGCAAGGCTTATGGGAGATAAAATAATGGAGACATCAGCACGAAATAAAATGCAGAATGAGCCTGAGCAGGGGGGGGTAATACACGAAAAAGTAAGAGTGTTGCTAACCATTGAAAATGGGAAAGTAATTTACTCAAAACATCTGTTGGATAATGAATTCGTTGGCTGCATGGATACATTTCTGTGGATGGCAAAAAGAGCGGGTTACACGATTATTCCACCAGCAAAGGAGCAAACATTATGAATCATTCAGAGTTCCGACCAGAAGTTACGCCACATGGCATAAAAATTGGCAATACAACCATTGATTATGTTGAGGCCGTACAGCGGCTTAATGATGGTGAATACGATTATCCAAATTCTCACGGTTTAAGAATTATGCAATGTATTGCTGAAGCCGATGATGCCGGATTACTGGGACGATTTTCAGTCGATATGAAGATTGCTCAATGGCGATGGCTGTATGTGACGACGTTTATAAATGAAGAAGAAGGCAAGAACGGCACCATTGATATCCCTAACGATAATGGAACTACAGATCGCGCAGTTATTTACAAGGGTAAACATGGTTGCCTGAGTATCTACCCAGGGCCACTTCGCATTGCCCTGCAAAACCATGTCGAATGGAGATTCATTGAAAAATATGGCGAAGCTGAAGGCATGGGGCGAGTTCTGTTTCTCTATCAAAAAATGCTCATCGCAGATCCTGATAATGGCTTCATTGTCTCTGCTATGGGACGAGAAGGGCTTGAACTTCTTCTGGATGAAATGATTCACGATCTGAATACTCATGGTATGCCAGAAACACCATTGGAACATTAAACATGTCAAATCAGAATAAAATTAATGTATTTCAGGTTGAATCAAAACATAAAACACCTGTGATAAAACACGTTCGCCGCCATACACTCATCTATACGCCAGAAGAGTTTATGGCAATGCCAATGATAAAGAAGTTTATTCGTGATAATCCCGATCACATTGCTATAGATAAACATAACGGAGAAATAATGTTATCACGCGAACTTGCCGAAATTTACTGTAACGTGAATAACGGTAAAAAATTGAAAAAGGCAATCCGAAAAAAATCAGGAGTAACAAAATGAATAGCATCGAGACACAATGTTCCTCATCTGAAGTTATGAACTATGACCCGAATCTGACGTTGTACGGACGCATGGCAAAACAAACTGTTCTATTAACTTTCGGGCTATGGGAATACCGCGAAACATTCGAAGTTTCTGTCGGCGGCAATCTGACCGGACTGGATGTTATCAGTTGCGCCATTGAAAGCCTGTACGCAACGCTGCCTTATGAAGAAGTCAAGGATGAGCGCGATATCATAGCCACCATTAATATCGGCGGCATGGAATGCAAGGATGAAAACCTGAACGGAGAACTCTGGCTTGCCGGGATGCTTATCTCGGCAGAAATCATCAGTATTGAACCCGCTACAAACATACGACTCTGAAGTTCTCACAACTCAGGGAGCAGGAGAAAAAATGTTCGCTTTGATTAATCAGGGGCAACTGTATACCGATAGTGCTGGCTACCCGATAAAAATTATTCGCTGCATAAACAACACTGTGTTGTACAGAAGAATGGATGGGCGAACACAGTCGGTAAAAATAAACGATTTTAATGAACTGTTTGAACGAATCGATCACCAGGAGTACCGCAAAATTCTGGCGGGCACTGAGCAGGAAATGCACCTGAAAAAATTACGCGCAATGCAACGGAGGTGATACATGCATACGGCTTTTGAGTTCTGGGTTCGCAAGACATTCGGCAATCGCTACGACCTGACCCGTGATGTCGACGGCTTCTACTGCCGTGAAGTTGTGAAACGAATGTTTGACGTGTGGTGCCACTGCCGTGGATGAAAGTTTTATGAGGTTGGCATGCAGACAATCATCTATCAGATAACCCCCAGCAAATGGTGTACGGAGAGAGTCCTTATTGCATCAACAGGGCTAAAGCCCGGCACCATCGAGCGGGCTAGAAGAAAGTCATGGATGCAGGGAAAAGAATACCGCCATTACGCTGTAGAAGGTGATCCTGGGCACTACAGTGAATGCCTGTACAACATCGAAGAAATTATGCGATGGATCGAAAACCAGAAACAACCAGGTGCCAAAAATGCAAGTTCCGGTTAACCTGTTAATGCTCCTGGACGTCTGGGAGGTTTAATGAGTAACGCATCATACCCGACAGGCGTTGAAAACCATGGAGGATCACTCCGTATATGGTTTCACTATAATGGCAAACGTGTCAGAGAAAACCTCGGTGTTCCTGACACCGCCAAAAACCGGAAGATCGCAGGTGAACTTCGCACTTCCGTTTGTTTTGCAATCAGAATGGGGAGTTTCGACTACGCCGCGCAGTTCCCTAATTCCCCTAACCTGAAACACTTTGGTCTGGGAAAAAGAGAGATAACCGTTAAGGCACTTTCGGAAAAATGGTTGGACCTTAAGAAAATTGAGATAGGAAGTAATGCATTCAGTCGGTATCAATCCGTGGTGAGAAACATGCTTCCTCGCATAGGGGAAAAACGTCTTGCTTCGTCGGTAACAAAGGAAGATTTACTGTTTATCAGGAAAGATTTGTTAACCGGGTATCATAATCTCTCTAACGGAAAAACAACGCCGATTAAAGGGAGGTCAGTAGTTACGGTTAATTACTACATGACGACAATTGCAGGAATGTTTCAATTTGCGGCTGATAACGGCTATATCGTGTCAAACCCATTTAACGGCCTGACACCATTAAAGAGATCCAGAACAGAACCAGATCCGCTCACACGAGACGAATTTATTCGTTTTATTGATGCCTGTCACCATCAACAAACGAAAAACCTGTGGTCCTTAGCAGTATACACAGGCATTCGTCACGGTGAGCTAATATCTCTCGCTTGGGAGGATATTGATTTAAAAGCTAAAACAATGACTATCCGTCGTAATTATACAAAACTCGGGGAGTTCACTCTACCAAAAACAGAAGCGGGAACTGATCGTGTTATTCATCTTGTTCAACCAGCTGTTGATGCCCTGAAAAGCCAGGCTGAAATGACAAGACTTGGCCCTCAGTATCAAATTGACGTCAAGCTTCGGGAGTTCGGTCGCACTGCACGCCATGAATGCACGTTTGTTTTTAATCCGCAACTGGTGAAAAAATGCCAGCAAGTCGGTCACCACTATAAAGCAGATTCCATCAGAGATTCCTGGGCATCTGCATTAAGGCGAGCAGGACTGCGGCACAGAAAAGCCTATCAGTCCAGGCATACTTATGCCTGTTGGGCATTATCGGCAGGAGCGAATCCAAGCTTCATAGCAAACCAAATGGGCCATGCAAATGCACAAATGGTATTCAACGTTTACGGAGCATGGATGAAAGATAACAATATCGGGCAAATAGAACTACTCAATAAGCAGTTGACGGAGAGTGTCCCATACATGCCCCATAGAGCCAGACTCTGA